TCTGGTTTAGATCAAAATTGGAATGAAGCATCTGAAACTGTTTCTCTCAATGGACAAACTGAAGTTTTAACGACAACAACTTTTATTCGCGTAAACCGTGCTTATGTTGCAACAGCAGGAAGTGGTGGAACAGCCGCTGGTGATATTTATGTAGGTACTGGCACAGTAACTGTGGGTGTCCCAGCTACTATTTATGCTAAAATAACATTAGGTCAAAACCAAACACTTATGGCTCTTTGGACTATTCCAGCGGGATATACTGGTTATATTCTTAAAGCTAATTTAGGCACAGGCACACCAAACGCAAACCAGTATCTTGTCGCTCGTTTTGTTCAACGTCCCTTTGGTGGTGTATTTAGAACCTCTGCAAAGATAACTATTCAAAGTGGTGAAGTACCTTTTATTTTTCCAGTAGCTTTTTCAGAAAAAACTGATATTGAGGCACGAGCATATAGTTCAGGGTCTAATAACTTTGTCTCTTCTGACTTTGAAATAATTTATATTAAAAATGATCCAGAAGAATTATAATGGCTTTAAAAAAATCACAACAAAGTTTAAAAGCTTGGACCAAACAAAAATGGCGTACTAAATCGGGAAAGCCATCTAAACAAACTGGAGAAAGATATTTACCTGAAAAAGCAATTAAGTCTTTATCCGCTTCTGAGTATGCAGCTACAACTAAAGCTAAACGAGAAGGAACTAAAGCAGGTAAACAATTTGTAAAACAACCAACTAGTATTGCTAAAAAAGTAAAAAAATATAGAAAGATAAAATAATGGCTGCTAATGTAATGCATTATTTTAAAAATGGAACTAAGTATTCTGGTAAAACACATAAGATGAATGGTCAAATTCATAGTGGTGCTACCCATAGCAAGTCATCAAAACAAGTGTTTCATTATAAAGATTTAAGTGCAACAATTAAAAAGAAAATAAAGAAGTAAATAAAAATGGCAAAAGCACCTAAAACAACAATTGGTTTAAAAATTGAACGTATTCCAATTAAAAAGAAAACTACAATTGGTAAAAATGATTCAATGATTAAAAAAAGTAGTTTAAATAAAGATCAACGCCGTTCCTATAAAAAATACAGGGGTCAAGGAAAATAATGGCAATTTCTCGTTCTTCTATTTCAATGCAGATTTCTAAAGCATCAATGAAAAATACAAAGAAAAAGAAAACTAAAAAATTAATTAAGAAAAAAAGGATTAGTTATGGCTCTAAATGAAAGTGATAAAAAGAAACTACAACGATATGGTTTATCTGGTTTAAACAAACCTAAGAAAACTCCAAGCCATCCTACAAAGAAAGGTATTGTAGCTGTAAAAGATGGTGAAAGAATTAAAATCATTCGTTTTGGTGATCAGAAGATGGGGCATAACTATTCTCCTGAAGCACGTAAATCATTTAAGGCTCGTCATGCTGCAAATATTGCGCGTGGTAAAACAAGTCCTGCATATTGGGCTGATAAGTTTTTTTGGGCTGGCCCTAGTGGATCAAAGAAATCTCCACCTAAAGGTCAAAAACTAGTTCGAGGAAAAAAGTAATATGCCATCATCTGCTAATTATATTCGTAATTATGGAAAGGATGGAGAGGGAAAATATGATTCCTCTGCCAAAAGAAAAAAAGATAGAGCTAGACGTAATGCAGCTAGACAAAAAATGTTACGTTTAAATAAAGTTAAAAAAGGTGATAATAACGATGTCCATCACGTAGGCGGTAAAACTACGAGTAAAATTCTTAAAGTTAAACCTGCATCTAAAAATAGGTCATATAGTAGAACTAAAACTGCAAGTAAAAAGAATCCAAAATCTTAGGAGTAATAAATGGCTACAAGCGGAACATACAATTTTAACTTAGATGTAGATACTATTATTCAGGAAGCTTCTGAATATTTAGGTGGAGAAGTTACACTAGGACATGAGGTAGAATCAGCTAAACGATCAATTAATTTAATTTTAACTGATTGGCAAAACCGTAATATTAATTTATGGACTGTCAATACAACTGTTGTTTCTGTAACAACATCTGTTACATCTTTAAATTTATCAGATTCTACAATTGATGTATTAAGTGCCGTTGTAACTCGTGACAACAGAGATTTAAGTATGCTTCGTATTTCAATGGATGAATACTTACAAATTAATAATAAGTCTCAAACTGGTAGACCATCGCAATATGCAGTTCGTCGTAATAGGGATAATCCAACTGTATTCCTTTATCCAATTCCAGAAAATTCAACAGATACAATTAAGTTTGAACAAGTTAGAAAAATTCAAGATGTAAATCAAACTGCAATTGAAAATGTAGATATTCCAACTAGATTTTTACCATGTTTAACAATGGGATTAGCATATTATATGGGGATTAAACGTCCGAATGTATCTGCCGAGCGACTAGGGTTTTTAAAAGGAAATTATGAAGAATTGTTATTATCCGCACAGTTAGAAGATCGTGAGCGTACAAGTTTATTTGTTAAACCTAAATTGCGTGTAGTATAATGGCAAGTAATAAGAATGCATATGGACTTTGTGATATTTGTGGATGGCGGTATCCTTTAAAAGATTTAAAGTTTGATACTGCTCGAAATTTAGTTTGTCCAACAGACTTTGATGGTGCCTTTGATAAAATTAATCATCCTCAAAATTTTACAGCTAACCTAACGGAAAATATTGTAGTTAGAAATCCAAGACCCGATCCAAATATTGATAGAAATCTAGAGTGGCAAAATGGTTCTAATATTTGGAATACAACAACTCAAGAGTGGCAAAGTATATAAGGAGTTAAAATGTCAACACTAAACGGAAGAACAATTGCCAATACTTATAAAGATTTGCTACATATTGAAAATAATAATCTTGGATTAGATGGCTCAACCCGTGCTATTCAAGATGGATCAGGTCAAAGTTCAAAATTAAAAATTTCTCAATCTACTGTTAATGTAAGCGGCACATTTCAAATTAATGGGCAGACATTAACAGCTACAGTTTCTGCGCTTAATAATATTACAGACTTAACTGCAGTTACAGGAATGGTTGCAGTTAGTGGTACAAATGTTTATGGTAGAACATTAACTGGTGGAACTGGTGTTTCCATTACCAATGCTGATGGTACTGAAGGTAATCCAACTATTGCATTAAATCCAAGTGGTGCAACTTCAGGTACTTATGGTCCGGTTTCAAATATTACAGTCAATAGCGTAGGACAAATTACTGATATTACAGTTCCTGCTAGTATTTCTGTAGCGGAAGTTAAAGGCTCAACATTTACAACTGAATATTTAAATGCTTCTGCTAATGTAAGTATTACTGGTTCTACTCATATTGTTGGTCCTTTAACCGTAGACGGTATTCTATCCGCAACTGGTATTGTAGCTACGAGCCTCACATTTAATGGTGATATTAATGTAGGTGGAGCTTCCTTTACAGCTAAGATTAGTGGAACTGCAGCAGAATTTTCAGGAACTGTTTCTGCGGCTGCTTTTGTTGGAGATGGTTCAGGGCTAGTTAATGTGCCATCTGCAGAAGGTGGTACAGTTAAATTTATTACTGCAGGTACTGGAGTTTCAATTACAGTTGATGGGGCTACATCAACAAGTATTCCAGTTAGCGGTACATTAAGTTTAAATGCAAATCAATCATTTGGAATTGTATCTGCTACTAATATTGATACGGATGAACTTTTAATTGCTGGTGTATCTGCTGCAACTGTAAATGAAGTTGCTGCAGTTTCTGCATTAACCCAAACTAATCTAGATGCAATTACAAGTATTAATGCTGTAGTTGCTAATGTATCTGCGCTAACTTCTGTTAATACTGCCGCCATTACAAGTATTAATGCTGTAGTTGCTAATGTATCTGCTTTAGTTTCAACTAACTCTGCAGCTATTACAAGTATTAATGCTGCATATACTTCAGTAAGTGCAGCCCTAGAAGCTAGAGTTGCTACTGTATCTGCATTAACATCTGTAAATCTTGCAGCAATTACTTCAATTAATACTGTAGTTGCTAATGTTTCAGCTTTAACATCCACCAATGCGGCTGCAATTACTTCAATTAACAGTGTTATTACTGCACTATCTGCAACGGTAGCAACTAGCATTGATACCGCAAATACTCGTATTACATCTGTAAGTGACTATGCTGTAGCTTTATCAGCTACAATGGCAACAAGTATTGCTACTGCAAATACCAGAATTACATCTGTCAGTGACTATGCTGTTGCGTTATCAGCTACAATGGCAACTAGTATTGCTACTGCAAATACTCGTATTACATCTGTGAGTGATTATGCCGTAGCTCTTTCTGCAACTCTTGCAACTAGCATTGCTAATTACCTTCCACTTGCAGGTGGAACAATTACAGGAACTGTATCGGCTCAAGAAGTTGATGTAAGCTCAATTGGAATTGGAACTGTAGCTGGAGCAAAACGACTTACAATGAGTGGCGCTGCCGTTGCTCAATATGCTTCTCTTACAGATGGAACATCAATTGCAGTAGATTTTAATACGGCTCAAAACTTTATTGTTCAGCTTGCAGGTAATAGAACTTTAGAAAGCCCAACAAACTGTGTTGCAGGACAAACTGGTAGTATTATTATTGTTCAAGATGGAACTGGTGGTAGAACTTTGGCATACGGAGCTAATTGGAAATTTGCTGGTGGTACTGCTCCTACACTTTCAACTGGTGTATCTGCAGTTGATAGATTAGACTATATTGTATATACTTCACTAGCAGTACAAGCCATTGCAACATTAGATATTAAATAAGGAAAAATAATGGTATTTGCAAATAACTTATTAGCAGGAGCAGCAGCAGGACTGGGTGGGGCAGGATATACTCCCGCTGGGGCAATCTATCTCGACGGGTCTACTCAATATCTAACCCAGACATTTAGCAGTTCCGGTGATCGTGACGACTATACTCGTTCTGTGTGGATAAAGCGTTCTGGTCTTGGTAGCTATATGAAAATATTCGATACTGGCCCAGACGGAGGCAACAACGAAGAGTCTTTGTACTTTGACCCTAACAATAATCTGTATTGGACTATCAACGACAGCAACGTAACTCAATATAACTATAAAACCTCTGCTGTTTTCCGCGACCCTACAGCGTGGACGCATATTGTTTGCTCACGCACAGGAACCACACTCACTTTATATATTAATGGTGTTGTTGTTACTGCATTTGCCACTAGTACAAATAACGGAACTACTAATAACGGACGCTGGACACATACAGATCAAAATTTAATTGGTCGGTATTACTTATCGGCAAGTGAATATTTTAATGGTTATCTAGCTGAGATCATCCAAATTGATGGCACTGCTTTAGGTGCAGATAGTTTTGGAGAGTTCGACACCAACGGCAATTGGGTTCCGATTGATCCTTCTGGCCTGACGTTCGGCACCAACGGATTCTGGCTTGACTTTGCTGATAGCGCCGATCTTGGCAATGACGTTTCCGGCAACGGTAACGACTGGACGCTCAACAGCATGTCAGCCGCCAACTCCACTTCTGATCGTCCTGCTGACGATGCGGCGAATGGGATTGGCAACTATTGCACCCTTAATCAGTTGGATGCCTCAATAGCATCAAACGTCACGCTGACGACCGGAAACACGGTGCTAACGGCTCCTGGCGGCAACGGTGGGACAGGGTGTACTTTCGCGTTGACCAGTGGCAAGTGGTACTGGGAAGTCAAACTCGACAACACTGGCTACAATGACGGATCAGTGTCCATTGGGTTCAAACAAATCCTTCAAGTCGCAAACAACGCCTTTTGGGGTGACAGAACGCTTGAGGAAGGTTGGTATGCGGTTAGCGGTAGCGGAAAGCTTCGTAACAACGGGACGACCACGGCTTATGGTCCAGACGCGACCAGTGAGGGCGTTGTAATGATCGCCCTTGACCTAGACAATGCAAAAGCGTGGTGGGGATTAAATGGAACTTGGTTTACAAATGGTGGCGTCGGA